CAACAGCATCGAAGCCGAGACGGATGGTGTCGTCGCCAGCGTTGCCGTTCACGGTGCCACCGTTCACGTTGGCAACGTGGATGGTGTCGTCGTCTTCGTTACCCTTGACTGCGCCGGTCAGCTGGACCAAGCCGTCTTCCAGCACGATCACGTCATCGCCAGGTCCACCCAGCAGGCTGTCGCCGAGGCTGACAGGCAGACCAGCGAAACGATCAGAGTCGTTGGCCTCGTTCTGAGCGCCGTCGTTGGCAACAACAGAGATGACGTCGTCGCCGGCGGAGACGCGGACTTCAGCGTTAGCGATGTTCTCGCTGTCGGCGTACATCTCAACGCGGTCATCGCCTTCGGCGAGATCGACACTCAGACCGTCCACGCCGCCGCTCACGGTCAGCTTGTCGTTGAGGTCTGAACCGGAAATGGTGCTGGCGTCAGTTGCGACACCATTCAGCAGGATGGTAGCCAAGGGTCAGTAATAAGGCTCAGCGTGAGACTAAAGGCTTGACAACTCACGGTCAAGCCGTAGCCAGTTCTGTCGTGCCAGATCAGTCAATGGCACAGGTTGAATGTTCGATCACCAAGATTGCGGCGATCCGCATGTTTGACGAGGCATCGCTGAAGCGTGCCCATTACACAGAATTCAAAGAAGAAGACGAAGATCGAACCCTTGAGTTCCCCTTCGCTTCAGAGGAGCCAGTCAACCGTGTCTATGGCATGGAAGTTCTGAGCATGACTTCTGAGGCGATGGACATGAGCCGTCTTAATGACGGCGCACCACTGCTCTTCAATCACGACCCTGATCGAATCATTGGTGTTGTCCAGCGTGCGTACATCAAAGACAAAAGAGCGTACGCAAAGGTCAAGCTCGCTAACAACGAGCTTGGTCGCGAGATGCAGGACCTAATTAGGGATGGCATTGTTCGCAACGTTAGTTTTGGCTACAGAATTAACGACATGGAGGAGGATCGGTCGACCACACCTGTGACGTACCGAGCCACCTCTTTCCAGCCTTACGAGGTCAGCATGGTTTCAATCCCTGCAGACAACGTTGGTGCTGGAATTGGCCGTTCCCTTGCATCTAGTGAGGAGACGGTCGCGGTCTCAGCCGCACCAAGTACACCTGAACCTTCCGTCATGGAAACTACCCCCAACGTGGAGGCTATCCGCGCTGAGGCCGTTGAGGCCAAGGCTAAGGAAGCCGCTGAAATGTTTGCCCTCGGCAAGCGTCACAACGCAGAGGATCTTGCCTCTGAGTTCCTTATCAACTCCCGCTCTATTGACGAGCTGCGCACCGCCATCTTGGAGCGCAAAGCCGTCACCGAAAAGCCTGTTGCACAGGCCAGCGACGAGATCGGCCTGACCCAGAAAGAGGCTCGCAGCTTCTCCTTCCTGCGTGCCATCAACTATCTGGCAAACCCTGGCGATCGCACCGCTCGCGAAGCTGCTGCTTTTGAGATTGAAGCCTCTGAAGCACAAGCCGCCAAGCTTGGTCGCGCCTCACGCGGTATCACCATCCCCACGGATGTGATGAAGCGTGATTTGAACGTTGGCACTGCTACCGCTGGTGGCAACCTCGTTGAGACCGAACTGGATGCCGCCAACTTCATTGATCTGCTGCGGAACGCTTCTGCACTGGATCAAGCTGGCGCAACCGTGCTGACTGGCCTGTCTGGCAACGTCAACATCCCCCGTCAGTCTGGTGCTGCTACCGCTTACTGGGTTGCTGAGTCCGGTTCACCTACTGAGTCCCAGCAGACCATTGATCAGGTCGCTCTGACTCCTAAGACCTGCGGTGCTTTCACCGACTTCAGCCGTCGCCTGATGATCCAGTCCTCCATTGACGTGGAGAACATGGTGCGCACCGACCTTGCTCGTGTGCTGGCTCTTGAGATTGACCGCGTCGGTCTCTATGGCTCTGGTTCTTCTAACCAGCCTCTGGGTCTGAAGGACACCACTGGTGTTCTGAGCGAGGACTTCGCAGCTAACGCTCCTACCTTCTCCGAGGTTGTGGCACTGGAATCTGACGTGGCTGGTGCCAACGCACTGCTCGGCAGCCCTGTGTATCTGATGAACTCTGCAATGGCAGGTTCACTGAAGACCACTGAGAAGGCCAGCAACACCGCTCAGTTCATCCTGCAAGGCGGTGAAGTGAACGGCTATCGCGCCGTGATCTCCAACCAAGTTGAGAGCAACGATCTCTGGTTCGGTAACTTCTCCGACCTGATCATTGCCTACTTCTCTGGTCTTGATCTCATGGTTGACCCCTACACCGGCAGCACCTCCGGCACCGTCCGTGTTGTTGCTCTGCAGGATGTTGACATCGCTGCTCGCCATGGCGCGAGCTTCTCACGCGGTAACAACACCCTCTGATCATGAAGATCCAGATCCGTAAACAGGTAACGCTGTCGGGTCAAGTTGTCCGTATCGGGGAGGTCGTTGAGGCTTCCCCTACGGATGCACAAATCCTTATTGGACAGGCTGCGGCTGTTGTCTACGAGGAACCCGTAACCGAACCTGAGGTGGCACCAGTTGAGTGCCCTATGCCTAAGGCTGAGGCAAAACCTAAAGCAACTTCCCGCAGGAGGACCAAATCATGACTGTCCAAAATTTGGGCACCAAGACCGAGCTTTTGTCACTTTCGGCAAATGACGTGGTTGCTACAAGTGCAAACCGCACTGGCGTTGACCTCGTTGATTACGAAGGCGACATCATGGCAATTCTTGATGCTGAGGCTGGTGGTGCTTCTGTCACCTACGCCGTGAAGATTCAAGACTCTGCAGATAACAGCAGCTTTGCTGATGTCTCTGGTCTGGCTTTCACGACGACCGACGCAAACACTGCACTTCGCGAGACCCTTCGGATTAACAGCGATGAAGTTCGCCGTTACATCCGTGCCGTGATCACCGTTGCTGGTGGTACTGGCACTGGCGCTGTCAGCGTCGTTGCCCTTGGTTCCAAGAAGTACGGCTGATCATGGCAATCAATGATGTTGACAGCTTCCTGAATACCGATGAATTCGGTGTCAACTGCTCAGTTGGCGGGACAGCATTTGTCGGCATCTTTGATTCGCCTGTTGAAGTGATCGCAGGTGGCGTTGCTTTAAGTCGGGAGTACGAGCTTTTGGCAAAGACTTCTGATGTAAGCAGCGTCACTCGCGGCACCACTGTTGTAGTCAATTCTGAGAACTACACTTGTAGAGAAGCAAGGGCCATTGATGATGGCCTTTTTACTGCACTATTGCTGAGTAAGGACTGATGGCTGGCGCAATCCTTGGTCTCAACTCGTCAAACAAAGACAACCAGCATGGTTGGGATGAGCTGACTGCAAATGGCAGTACCCCTGCAGGCGAAATCAACGGGACATTTTTCACGATTGTCCATCAGGTAACTGGTAGCTCTGTCACTGTCACTGACGAGGGTTCACTTGATGGGACTGTTTGGTGGCCTCTCAAGGAGATTGCGCACGCTGAGGCGCAGGCTGCTGATGACGATGACGATGGCGTGCATGGCAATGGTCGCTCGCATGGTGCTGGCACTACTGCATCGCACTATCGCGCCTGCTGTAGATATGTAAGAGTCACTGGCTCAAATATGGGTGCTGGCGAAAAACTCAAAGCATGGATTTGTGTTAACTGATGGCTGACACCCGCCGAGAGCTGATCCTTGCTCGCATCAAAAGCAATCTTGACTCTGCGACTGGAGTCACCGTTTATAGAAGCAGGGTTGAGCCCTTAGCTCGCGGTGAAGTTCCAGCAATCATTGTTGAACCTGTCTCTGACCAGCCCAGTGAGACCAACGTTTACAACAAGCTGTTGTGGACCCTGCGTGTGCGGGTGACGGTGCTTGTGCGCTCTGGTACGCCTGATGACTCCTCAGATACCTTCTCGCAGCAAGTCCATAATTTGATCATGAATGATGCGACTGCGAATGGATATGCGCTTGATATCACTGCCGATCGCGTTGAATTTAGTTTGTACGAAGCAGATGTTCCTTTGGGTGTCGTTAGTATGGATTATCTGGTCAAATATCGGTCAGACCGTGTTGACCTGACATCGGCCTGAGGATGGCTTGAGAAAGCGTTTGACTTAGACTGGTGCTAGAAACCTTGTCTTTTCGCTGAGGCCTGACTGATGGCAAAGCTAGCCCGCGTGAGGTCTATCCTCGCGAAAATTGAATCAACTTACGGTACAGATCCAACCCCGACTGGCTCTGCTGACGCCGTTCAGATCTCTCAGCTTGAGATCAGCCCTGCAGAATCTGAGGTGCTGTCTCGTGACTTGGTTCGGAGCTATCTGGGCAACAGCCCTCAGTTGATTGCAAACACTCGTGTTGTCGTCAGCTTCACGGTTGAGTATTCAGGATCTGGCACTGCAGGTACTGCGCCGAAGTACGACCCAATTCTTCGTGCATGCGGTCTGAATGACACAACAGTTGCCGATACCTCAGTCACTTACGCGCCGGTTTCTACCAGCTTTGAATCCTGCACGATTCACTATGACACTGATGGCATCCGCCACATTGTCACTGGCTGCCGAGGCACCTTTACGATCAGCCTGAACGCAAACCAAATTCCAGTCTTCAACTTCACGATGACTGGTCAGTACAAC